AATGCTACTGTGGCTGATTCCACATTAGCTGTAGCAGGTAATTTAACAGTTGGTGGTAATTTAACACTAGGATCAGGTGCAGTATTATCTGAAGCTGAACTTGAACAATTAGATGGTATTACAGCAGGTACAGTCGCAGCTAGTAAGGCAGTTGTTGTAGATGCTAATAAAGACATAGGATCATTTAGAAATATTACATTAACTGGTGAACTCGATGCAGGTTCATTAGATGTTAGTGGTGATGCAGATATAGACGGCACATTAGAAGCTGATGCTATGACTTTAAATGGTACTGCCATAACTACAACTGCAACATTATCAACTGGTGTTTCTAATGGGAATGTCCTAGTTGCAACAAGTGGTATTGCAGATAATGATTTTCTAAAAGTTGATGGTACTAGCATAGAAGGTAGAAGTTCATCTGAAGTTTTATCTGATATAGGTGGTCAAGCAGCATTAACCTTTGGAATATCCAACACTAATATTCCTATATTTACAAGTGGTGTAGCAGATGACGACTTTTTAAGGGTTAATGGCACTACTATAGAAGGCAGAAGTGCAAGTGAGGTTTTATCAGATATTGGTGCAATATCTAATATTGTAGAAGATTCAAGTCCACAATTAGGTGGCTCTTTAGATGTAAATGGAAACTCTATAGTAAGTGCATCAAATGGTAATATTGCAATAACACCTAATGGAAGTGGTAAGGTTGTTATAGATGGAATATCACACCCAACTTCAGATGGTAGTGCAGGTCAATTCTTAAAAACAGATGGTAATGGCACTTTAGCTTTTGCTACTGTAAGTACACCTGATGCATTTCCTAGTGGTACATCTATGTTGTTTCAACAGACTGCTGCACCTACTGGTTGGACAAAGCAAACAACTCATAATGATAAATCCTTAAGGCTAGTAAGTGGTTCAGTAGGAACTGGTGGTAGTGTGGCATTTAGTACTGCGATGGCAACTCCTGCAGTTAGTGTAGGTAGTGTTACTGGAGATCCAGGAAGTAACTTAGCAGTTGCTGCAGGAAACTTAGCAGTAAGTATGAGTGGAAGTATTTCAGATACAACTCTAAGTATTAATCAAATTCCTTCTCACCAACATAATTTTGATAGAGCCTCATCAACTAATCCGAACGAAAGAAGGGTAGTTGCTACAAATAATGCTGCTAATGCTAATGCTAATACATTAGCTACTCCTATTACTCAAAATAAGGGTGGTAGTGGTTCTCATAATCATGGACACAATTTAAGTGGTAGTATGTCAGGGGCTCCATCTCTTAGTGGTAATGTTACATCTGGAAACTTAGCAGTTGGTGCATCTACTGCAACTATCAATTTGCAATATGTAGATTTTATTATAGCTAATAAGGACTAATATGCAGTTAAAGGTTGAAGAAAATTGTCCATTACATAATTTTAAAAAATGTAAACAATTTAAATGTGCATGGTTTGTTCAGATGAAAGGCACAAATCCAAATGATGGCAAAGAAGTAGACGAGTATGCTTGTGCTATAGCTTGGTTACCAACCTTATTAGTAGAGAATGCTATGCAATCTAGGCAAACTGGGGGTGCTATAGAATCATTTAGAAATGAAATGGTAAAGGCAAACGATTCAAATCAAAGTTTATTAGAAATGTCAAAAATATTAGAGTTTAAAAACAAGGGCATAATTAAACAATGAATGATATGACAAAGGTTAAAAATACAACTTTCATAAGTGCTTATGAAAACTTAGCATCTAATGACTATTGCGATAAAATGATTAATGCATTTAATAAATTAGAAGAAACTTCATCGGCATGGTCAGGTTCTGATGCAAATGGATTAGGTAATAGAAGAGACTATTCATATCGATTTGATTTGCCACACAATAACACTATTCAATTAGTACAAGAAACTAATAAAATATTAGATTCTGGTTTATTAAAATATGTTAATGATTACCCATCATTAGAAAACCAACGATATTATAGTAGAATAGTAAAAGTTCAAAGAACACCACCTAAAGGTGGCTTCCATATTTGGCACGCCGAACAGGGTCCAAATGAAGATGCAGGTAGAATGTTAGTTTGGACAATATATCTTAATGATGTTCCCAATGGTGAGGGTGAAACAGAGTTTTTAGAATATGGTATAAAAGTAAAACCAAAAAAAGGGACAGTATGTTTTTTTCCTGCATCATTTACACATACACACAGAGGCAATGCAGTCTATACACACGATAAGTATATAGCAACTGGTTGGTATTACTTAGCACAATAGGGGATAAAATATGTCTAACATAACATACATTAAAGATGGTCAAGATAATAAAAATCAACTCATTATAGATGGAGATCAGGTAGATGCTACTGATTATAGTGTAGCTTCTAATATTCATGCCATTCAATGGAATGGTTCTAAAGGTGAGATTGAATATAATGATGGTACACCAAATAAAGAAATAACAGATATATCTTCTTTTGATTTAGAAACAAAACATGCAACTGAAAAGAAAGCTAATGCAGATGCAGAAGCAAAAGCTATTTCAGATGCAGAAGCAAACATGACATATGCAGATAAAAGAAGTGCTGAGTACCCATCTATTGAAGACCAATTAGATGACATTTATCACAATGGGGTTGATGGTTGGAAAGCTACCATTAAAACTGTTAAAGACAAATACCCAAAGGAATAGTAAATGGCTAAACCTAGTGTGCAATCTGTTAAGGCTGAATTAGATACATTTACAGCACTTAGCCAAGAAAGATTTATAGAATTACTTAACAGAGTCAAAAGACTTGAAACAGTTTTAATTGGATCAGCAGGTACAACAATAGTTTTACTAATAAGCATTATTCTAAAAACATAATTACATAAAAGAGATATATAGATGGTTGTTGCAGAGATTCTGACAGGGATTGCTCTTGTTCAAAAATCTGTGGAATTTATTAAATCTAATATCTCAACAGTACAAGACATATCAGGCATAGCAAAACAAATTGATGGGTTCTTTCTTGGTGAAGAACAGATGAATAAAGGGCAGGGCAAAGGCATGTCTATTGCTGAACAATTTGGTTCAGTAGAAAAGTCAGCAAATGATTTTATTAATAGGAAACTACTAGAAGAAAAGCGTGAAGAATTAAAGTTTATTATTAATATGAGATTTGGCCCAACAACATGGGATCAAATACTAGCTGAAAGAGCAGAAAGAATTAATAAGGCTAAAGAAGCACAGAGACAGCAAAGAATTAAAGCTAGGCAACAACAAGACGAAATTATGGAGATTTTAAGATGGGTTGGTTATTCGCTTATAGTTACTGGCTTAATCTTAGGTGTATTGGTTGCAGGTGTAAAAGCATTTGCATACGAGTACAAAAGTAAACAACTAACAAGACAGCAAAAGATTAATCAAGGTTTAATTAAAAAACCTAAAATGGTTCTTTGCAGATTAAAAATACAAAAAGTTTTAAAAGATAAAATAGCCTGTATCTATGTTGCCAATAATGGAACAAACAGAAAAACATACGAATTAGAATATAATGATATTAGGGTTGGTTGCCCTAGATCATATCGTTGTAAATTTAATCCAGGCGATGAGCCTTCTATAGATAAAGTTATGGAAAGTCTAAGAGGGATAGCTAAATGATTTCTATAGTTACAAATATAGATGATTATGTCAGGGCTTGGGTAGCTAAAAGAATAGGCATTAGAGGGTTTGGCCCATCTACAGCTATCGGTGTTCAAAAAAATGGTCAACTTATAGCAGGGGCAGTATTTCACGATTATCGAGATGGACAGATTGAAGCTAGCATAGCAGCTTCCTCCTCAAGTTGGGCTACTCGATCTGTCCTATATTCTTTGTTTGCTTATCCATTTAATCAATGTGATGCAAACAGATTATTGGTTACTTGTGATGAAAGTAACGACAAAGCCATGAAGATGAATAAACAGCTAGGATTTACTCCAGAGGGTATTTTAAGGCAAATGTACTATCCCAACGATGCGATTGTTTGGGGAATGTTAAAAGATGAATGTAAATGGATAACTAAGAAGGAAACAGAACATGGGAAAGTCAAGTCCACAAAATCCTCCAACACCTGATCCCAATACCTTAATAAATGCACAAAGTAATGCTAACAGGATAAATCAGTTTACACCTTATGGTAATTTACTATTTGGATCAGTAGGCGATCAGGGTCAATTTGTGCAAGGTTCAGTACCAGAAGATGGTCAGTCAGCAGCCTTTACACAGGAAACACCTTTTCAAACACAGATGAGGGCAGCCACAGAGGGTACTGGATTAGGTCTAGGTAATACTGCTTTTGGTAGGGTTACAGGTCGTACAGTTATTGGTCAAAATCCAGATGGGTCACCTATCTATCAAGATGATCCTGACTTTCAAAATCCATTTAGAACAGCCCCAACACTATCAGGTGTATCAGCAGCACAGGACATTGATCCTACACAACTCGGTAATTTACAGAACTTTAATCAAAATATTGCAAGTAATGTTGCCTTACCGACAGGTCTAAGCAATGAGGGTCTAACGGCTTTACAATCTGATCCAGAAGCCTTTAGAGGTACTATTGAACAAAGTTTATTTGATAGACAACTAGGATTGTTACAGCCAGAACTAACAAGGCAAAGAGAAGAATTAGAAAGTAATCTTATTAATCGTGGCATACCTATTACATCTGATCCATACAATTCAGCCGTTAATAGATTAGAGTCACAGCAAGGTGAACAACTACAAAGACTAGCACAACAAGCTACACTAGCAGCAGGTCAAGAGTCTGATAGATTAGTAAATCAAGCTAGACAGAATAGGGCTATGGAGTTCGGAGAACGTGCAGCTAGTGGTGAGTTTGGTTTAGCAGCAAATCAAGCTAGTTTTGGACAGAACGCAGCTAATGTTCAGTTGCAAAATGCAAGTAGACAGCAACAAATAGCCGATCAGCTACTATCTAACCAAGTTGCACAACAGCAAAGAAGTAGAGAAATAGCTGAAAGAAATGCACTAAGAGGTCAGAACTTTAATGAGTTAGCAGCCTTATTAGGTGGGCCACAAGTACAACAGGCTAGTTTCTTTGCACCAGGTTCTATAGATACGCAAGGTGCATTTGCAGCACAACAAGCAGCACAAAACAATGCTTACAATCAAGCCATGAATCAAAGATCAGCTAACATGGGTGGCTTATTTGGTTTAGCAGGTAACTTAGGATCAGCATACTTACTTTCATAGGATAAAAAATGGCAATTACACCACGATCAATGATGGGCTTACCTAATAGTCCTAGTTTTAGATATAAAGCACTTAATCCTGCATATCAGTCTGATCCTAGACGTATATTAGGACAATCTTTAATGACACAAGGGGCATCGTCAGCACCAGTTCAAACACCCTTACAAGGGCTTGGTAGGCTTAGTTCTGCATTAGTTGGTGCTTACTTGCAAAAAGGTGCAGTTGATCGACAAGTCGCTAGAGAAGATGCTTACAAAGATTCTTTGACTCAAGCATTAAGTGGCATTGATATGAGTTCTACACCAATACTTGCTAATTTTGCACAACAGTTTCCAGAACAAGCATTGCCAATAGCAATATCTACAGAAGCTAAAAAAGCAACAACAAAACCTACTGAAACATTCACAACTCTGACAAATGCTCAAGCCGTAAATCAAGGTTTACCAGTTGATAGAGGTCAAGTTTATCAAATTGGAAGTGTAAGCAAACAAATCAAACCTATAGGTTCAACCACAAGTGCATCTATGGGTACGTCTGTCGCACAATTAAACAGAGCAATAGAACTTACTAACAAAGAAACATTAACAGACCCAGAATCACAGGAACTTAGAGGTTTAAAGGCATTACTCAAAAAAGACACAAGAATTAATACAATAAACCCAACTACAGGCAATACTGAATCTATTGTACTACCAGGTGTTGATATTCAAAATATTTTAACTGGTGTAGATAAAAAAACAGATGACGATGTTGATCCTACAATAACTAAACAAGCAAAGCTGACTGAAAAAGAATCTAGTTTTATATCTGATGCAGCTTCAGCAACTAATGATATAAAAACAGTTGTAGACATTATGTTTAATGGTGATTTACAAAAGGGCGAATATAATCAGTTAGTATCTATAGGAGCAGGTACTAGTACTGGTAGGGCAGCAAGTGGTGATGCACAAAGATTATATAATGCAATCCAAAATTTAGTTGATTTACGACTTAGAAAAAGAACTGGTGCAACAGCAAATCAATCAGAAATAGACCTATACCAAAGTCAAGTATTACCTGGTTTTACAACTAGGGATAATACGGCAAGGGCAAATGTTGAAAGATTACTTGTAGAATTATCTGCAAACATCAATGCATTTAAACAAGGTAGAAACGTAAAAGGTTTACCAGATATTGATTTAGATAGTTTTTTAAAAAAAAGTGAGAATAAAACTAAAAAAAGTAATTTAATTAATTTACCAGACTAGGATATATAATGGCAAAACAGGTATCTATAAATGAAAGTGGTGCATCATTAGCAATTAGAGCAGCCGTAGGAAATGCACCAACAGAGCAAAGAAAATCTATATTAGAAAGATATTATCCAAAAGTTTATTCATCTGGAGACTTGCAAAAAGCTAACCCTGATCTTGATATAGAAAATAAATATGGTTCTGATAATCTGTTTTTTTTGGATAAAAATAACAATCTAACAGTTTATAATCCTCCTGGTTTAGACTTTGGCGATGTATCTAGTGTTGGTAGAGAGTTAGCTAGTGGAGCAGGTGGATTTGTCGGTGGTGCTTTGGCTTCTCCTGGGATTGTTACAACTCCTCTTGCTGTTGCATTAGGTAGTGAAGCAGGTGGTCAATTATATGATGTTGTAAGTGATGCACTTACTCCTGGAGAAGTTAAAAGACCATTAGCACAAAACCTAATAAGAGCAGGTGAGAATATAGGCATGGAAGCTGTTGGTGGTAAAATTGCTGACAACACAATGCGTGGCCTAAAAAACATAGTGCAAAAAGGTACACAAACATTAACAGGTATTAAACCAGGTCAAAGAGCAAGAGACTTTGATAATATTGGAGTGCAACCAACTGTAGCAACTTTAACAGGTAGTAGAGGTGTTGCTAATGTAGAAGAAGTTTTAGGTGGCAATATATTTGCTGCTGATATTATTGGTGCATCAAGACAAAAGCTACAAGATCAATTACAAAATGTTGTTGGTAAAATAACTAATAAGTTAGGTGATAGTGCAGCAAATGTCCAAGAAGTAGGTACTATAATAAGAAAAGGGTCACAAAATTATTTTGATAAAATTCAAGCCAAAAAAGAAACTTTATACAATGCAGCTTTTGATGCAGCAGGTGATACAAGCGTAAGTCTTAATAATATAAGGACACTTAAAACAACTCTAGAAAATGAGATGGCATCTGCACCTAATACATTGAAGAACATATACAAACCATCTTTAGATAAAATAAATAGTATATTGAAAGATGCACCAGATGGCACAATACCATTAAATGTTATAAGGCAAGTTAGAACAGAGATTGGTAAAATTATAGGCCCTGCAACACCTGGCAAAATAAAAATAGAGTCAACTGGTGATGGTAAATTAAATGCTATTTATGGTGCTTTGTCTCAAGATATATTTTCATCTGTAGATGCAGTAAGTCCATTGGCTAAAAGATTATTAAAAAAAGCAGATCAATATACAAAGTTTGTTTCTAAAAAAACAGGTGGTGTAGAAAAAACAATATCTGACATACAAAACAGAGGTCTTGATAGCTCTATTTATAATTTTGCTTTGCAAGGTGGAAAACAAGGTAATCAAAGAATAAAAGAAGTTTTTAAAACTTTAACTGTACCTGAAAGAGATGCAGTATCATCCACTATATTTTCTAAATTAGGTTATAACAAAGCCAATCCTGATTCTGGATGGTCACCAACAACTTTTTTAAATGAATGGGATAAGCTAGATACTGGTGTTAAAAAAGTTTTATTTAATAGACCAAGACAAAAAGAGATAGCAAAAGAAATAGATAGTTTGACTAGAATTGTTAGGACAGTTGATGAAAGACGTTTACTTAACAATGTATCAAGAACAGGATCAATAAATATAGGATTTGCAAATGTAAGTTCTTTATTAGGTGCAGGTGGATTATATTTATCTGGTCAACCAGAAGCAGCAGGTACAGCAATAGCAACAACTGTTTTAGCCCCAAGATATGCAGCAAAACTTATGACAAGTCCTAGATTTATTAGGTGGCTTAAATCAACAGCACAAGTAGCAAACAAAGGTGTAAATCCATTATCAATACAGTTTGGAAAGTTAGCAGCACTACCAGGTAAAGATGGTGAACTAGCAGAAGCTATAAATGCTTTTACAGGTAATCTTTCACAGAACCTATCACTACCAACAGTTAATATAGAATGACCCAAAAGAAACTACAAAAAAACTCTATCTTAGATGATTATGATCTTGATGGTGACGATACGATTACAGATGAAGAATTACAACAAGCTAAAGAGATAAAAGAGACAGAGACTAAGCTAAGAAAGAACTTAGCACAGCTACGAATGGCTAGGTACACACTTATAGGTATGGGTGTATTTACAGTAGCCATGTTTTTTATACCTCTTGAAAGAGTTAATGCTCTGACTGATTTATCAAATTTATTTTATATAAGTGGCAGTTCAATAGTTGGTTTCTATATGGGTAGTACTGCTTATATGGCAAAGAATGGAGTTAAATAATGTTAACAGCATTAATAGGGCCTGTCACAAACTTAGTAGGTAAGTTTATTGAGGACAAAGACCAAAAGAATAAACTAGCCCATGAACTAGCTACAATGGCTGAAAACCATGCACAGGAGTTAGCTAAAGGTCAGATAGATATAAACAAAGCAGAAGCTAGTCATAAATCTATATTTGTTGCAGGTTGGAGGCCTTTTATTGGTTGGACTTGTGGCATAGCTTTATGTTGGCATTTTGTATTAGCACCAGTAACTATCTTTGTTTGTGCTTACCTAGCTGTAGAAATACCAGAACTACCTACATTTGACATGGGATCGTTGATGACAGTCCTTATGGGTATGCTCGGTTTAGGAACACTTAGGACATATGAAAAGCAAAAAGGACTGACAAAATGAACAGCATTTACATGAAATTATATGACTTCTTCCATGCCATAGCTAACTACTTTTGGCACAAGTACATAAATTCATTAAAGACAGGAAAGAGCAAACAAAAATGAATATAGAGCAGCTACGCAAAGAATTAGAATTAGATGAGGGCTGTAAGCATGAGACCTATATGTGTACCCAAAACAAGGTTACAGGTGGCATAGGCCATATGATTACCGAGTGGGATGATGAAAAGTATGCAGAGGTTGGTGTAGAAATATCAGATGAGCAGGTAAAGGCTTGGTTTAACAAAGATATAGAAACTGTCCTTAGTGACTGTGAATTACTTTATGATGACTTTGACCACTTACCAGAAGAAGCACAGCTAATTATAGCTAATATGATGTTCAATCTTGGTTATCCTAGACTAAAAAAGTTTGTAGGTATGAAAGCAGGTGTCGATGGTAG